CACCGCTGGGGCGTGAACGGTTCCGTGCCGTGTGATGCACACCATTGGCGATCAGGTCGCGGCGTGGGCCGAGGACATGCTGGGGTGGGGTCGAGGCGATCCGTTGGTGCTGACCGAGGATCAGGTCAAGTTCCTGCTCGCCTTCTACGCCGTTGACGACACCGGGCAACGCTTCCTGCGTACCCGCGGCGTGTATTGCCGGCCCAAGGGCTACGGCAAGTCCCCGCTCGGGGCCATCGTCTGCGCGGCCGAGGCCCATGGCCCGGTGGTGCCGGACGGGTTCGACGCCAAGGGCTTTGCGGTCGGCCGCCCTCGGGAACGGGCCGAGGTGCTGATGTTCGCCACCGAGGAAGGCCAGGCGTCCAACACCTATGGCCCCTATTGCGATCTCGTCGTCGGCGGTGCCTTGCAAGCCGACGCCGGCCTCGATGTCGGGTTCACCCGTACCCGTGGCCGCGACGGCTCGATGGTCATGCCGCTGTCGGCCGGCGCCACATCCAAAGATGGCCGCCGGACCGACTTCGCCACTTTCGAGGAAACGCACCTCTGTTTCTCGCCCCAGCTCCGCGACCTGATCGCCACCATTCGCCGCAACCTGGCCAAGCGCAACGGCCGATCGGTCGAGCTGACCACCGCCTGGCGACCGGGGGAACGCTCGGTGGCCGAGCTTTCCCATGAGCTGCATGTGGCCGTGGTCGAGAAACGCGTCCCCGATGTCGGCCTCTGGTTCGACCACCAGGAAGGCCCCGAACCCCACGATTGGGACAACGACGACGAGGTCTTGGCCTGCCTCGCCACCGCGTATGAGGGCTGCCCGTGGGTCGACCTCGACCGGTTGTTGATGGAGGTCCGCGACCCCACCGTCGACCGGGCCGACATCGAGCGGTACTACCTCAACCGCATCGTGGCCCGCAGCGACGCCTACGTGGACCCCGCGGCCTGGCGGGCGCTGGGCGGCGCCAGCGTCCCCAGCGACGGAGAGGCGGTGGCTCTCGGTTTCGACGGTTCGTGGACCGATGACGCCACCGCCCTCGTCGCCGTGGGCATCGAGTCCGGTGTTGCCCACCTCATCGGGTGCTGGGAAGCCCCGCCGGGCGCCCGGGATTGGGTGGTGGATCAGCGCGAGGTCGACCAGGCCGTCGATGCCGCTTTCGATCGCTGGCAGGTGGAGATGTTCTACCCGGACCCGCCTCGCTGGCAGGATTGGGTTGCGGCCTGGCAGGACCGCTACGGCGACCGTGTGCGGCCCTGGTATACGGCCCGTGAACGGGCGATGCACGCGGCGTTGGAGCGGTTGCGGGACGCCATCGCCACCGGGAGCGTCACGCACACCGGCAACGACATCCTGGCCCGGCACTTGGGCAACGCCACCAAGCGCCAGACCCGCTCGGGCGGCTACTGGATTCAGAAACCGCCGGGCCGGCCCTCGGCCAAGATCGACGCCGCCATGGCCCTCGCATTGGCGTGGGAAGCGCGCGCCGACGTGCTCGCCAAGGGCTGGTCGCGGCGGCGCAGCGGAAAGCTCGTGGCCTACTGATGTCCCGCGTCCGTTTCCGCCCGTGCCCGGTGCCCGATTGCCCCGAGCTGGCCGACGCCTGCCCCACCCATAGCCGCCGCTCGTGGGCGGGGCGCACCGGCAGCACCCGACAGGCCGCCATCGGGGTCACCAGTGCCGCTTGGACCCGCCTGCGGGCTCGGGCGTTACGCCGTGACCGTCGTCGGTGCGTGCGCTGCGGGGCGCCGGCCACCGTGGTCGACCACCTCGTGCCTGTCGCGTGGCGCCGGCCGCCGCGTGGGTTCAACGCCCACCTGGCCCAACTGGGGTGTCTCTGCGGTCCGTGCCACCAGATCAAGACCAGCCGCGAGGCCGCCATCGGGCGCCAGGGCGGTCTCCCCGATCAGACCACCATCGCTGAGCACGTCCGGTGGTGGCTCGACCAATGCACTGCGGAGGTGCCGTGATGCTGAGCGACCGTTCGCCCATCGACCAGATGTTGCGCCTCGCCGTGCGCCTCCAAGCCACCCAGGGCGGCCTAGAGCTACAGGACAACTACTACCGGGGCGCGGTGCCCTTCCACCTGACCGAACAGCGCTACGCCGAGGTCTACCGGCGTCTCCAACAGGAAGCCCGGCCTAAGTGGGGCAAGCTCATCGTCTCGGCCGCCGCGCAACGCCTCAACTTGGAAGGGTTCCTCCCTTCGGGCTCGCCCCAGCCCGATGACGACGTGTGGGCCGAGTTCGTCGCCACCGGCATGGACCTCACCCAAGCCGAGGTCCACTTGGAAGCCCTGAAACACGGGCGGGCCTACGTGTCGGTCTGGCCCCAGGTCGACGGGTCGGTGCGGGCGTGTCCCGAGTCGCCGTGGGAGACGATCCACTGGCGTTCCCCCGACCGCACCCAAGCGGTCGCCGCCAAGGTGTGGGCCGAGGACGACACCTGGCGGGCTCGCCTGTTCACCGCCGACGCCGTCTACGCCTGGGCGGCACCCCGCTCGGTCAGCATCGAGGAAGTGCCCCCCGATTCGGTGGCTGCCGCACGCGGCGAACGCATCTTCGGCACCTCGGCCACTATCCCCAACGGCGACAGCCTGTGGTACGAGGACGGGCCGCCGATGCCCAACCCGTTCGCGCCCCGACTGCCCATCGTGCCGTTCGTGGCCGGCGCTCACATGAGCGACGTGTTGGGACGCTCCGAGCTGGAATCCGCGTTCGACATCATCGACCGGATCATGTCCCTGCAAATGGACCTGCTGCTCGTGTCTCGGGTCATGGGCTTCCCGGTGCGGTGGGCGACCGGCGTCGAGACGCCCGTGGACGGCGAGGGCCGCCCCATGCAGACGTTCACCACCCAGATCGAACGCTTCCTCACCACCGACAGCCCCGAGGCCCGCTTCGGCCAATTGCCCGCCGCGGACCTGCGCCAGATCGCGGCGACGATCCAAGACATCGTGGTCGAGCTCGCGGCGGTGACCGAAACGCCGTCGTCGGTGTTGCAGTCCGCCAACCTCGCCAACCCCGCGTCCGCCGAGGCCCTGCGCGCCCAGGAGATCCCGTTGGTGCACCGGGTCAAGCGCCACCAGCGCGAATTCGCGGTGCCGTGGATTCAGGTGGCCCGGCTGCTCACCGGCAACGAGGAACCCATGGAAGTCATGTGGGCCGACGCCGAGGTGCACAGCGAAGCGGCGCTCACCGACGCCCTCGTGAAGCAAGTCGCCGGGCTCGGCGTGCCCCGCGAAGCCGCCTGGGAACAGCTCCCCGATGTCACCCCCACCACCGTCGCCCGCTGGCGCTCGATGGCCGCGTCCCAAGCCATCGAGGACCGCATCGCTGCCAGCTACGACGCGGCGTTGGCGAATGAGGCCGCGACCCCCCGACCGCCCGGCCTCGATGCCGCCAACGTCGCCAACCCGACCAACCCCGAGGTCATCATCGAAAGCCCCGAGGGCGTGTGATGGCCGACCCCCGCCTCGTCGCCGTTGTCACCGACCTGATGGACGTCGTGAACCGCATCACGAGCGGCAGCATCTACTCCGTCTGGTCATCCCTCGATGACCTGAGCGACGAGGCGGCAGAGGCGGCGGTGGCTGAGGTCGTGCCGATCGTGCGCGGTGCCCAACGCCAAGTCGCGGCGATCACCGCCAACTACGTGAGCCGCGTCACCGGCCTCGACTTCGGCGCCCCCCAGGTTGGTGAACTGATCCCCGAGGCCACCTGGAACCGTTCCCCGATCGGTCAAGCTCGCCGTCTGTTCAACGAGGGCAACAAGGTCGTCGTCGCCCTCGACACCGCGGCGAGGCGTGCCGCGCAGGTCCATAGCGGCGACGTGCTCCGCGCCCGCAACGACGCCGCCACCGCCCTCTCCGCCGGCACCGAAGCGGTGCGCCCGTTGCGGTGGGCCAAGGTCCCGAGCCCGTCCGCTTGCACGTGGTGCCGCAGTGTGGCCACCAAGCTCTACTACCGCCCTGACGGGCTCCCCGTACACCTGCACGACCGTTGCGGCCTCGATGCCGTTACCCCCGCCCAAGCGGGTCAGTACGCCAACGGGGCGACCATGTTCGGCAGCGGGGAATGGCGCTCGCGCGTCAAGTCCGCCGACCTGCGCGACGCGCAGAGGGCCATGGCCGCGACCGCGGCCGAACTTGCCGCCCAAGCCAACCGAGCGATGTTGAGCCAAGCGGCCTGATGAGAGAGGAACACCATGACGACTGACGGCACCCCCCCGCCGCCGCCCACGACAACCACCACCGAGGCACCCCCGCCTCCCTCCCCGGTCCCGCCCGGCAACGAACCGCCCCCCGAGCACGAGACCGAGCTACCCGGCGAAGGCGGCGGGGATGACGGCGACGACCTCTCGGGCCGCGAGGCCAAGGCGCGGCGCGAGGCACGCAACCTGCGCGCCCAGTTGAAGGCCGAACGAGAGGGCCGCGACGAGGCCATCGCGGAGGCCACCTCGCGCACCACCGCCGAGCTGAACGACCGGATCAGCGACCTGGAAACTCAGGTGGCCGAGCGCGACGCCATGATCTCCGCTGTAGGCAAGTTCCGCGACCCCCGCGACGTGGCCCGCTACATCGACGTGACCAGCGTCCCCGCCGGCAAGCTCGATGACGAGATCGCCAAGGTGCTGGCCGAACGCCCCTACCTGGCGGCCGTCAACGGCTCCAAGGCGTTGCCCCAGGGCCAACAGAGCGAACCAGCCACCGCCAACGGCGCCGACGACTGGCTCCGCAAGACGATCACCGGGCGGCGGTAAGACGTTCCCCTTGCCGATCGGCATTCGGCGCCTACAATCGCATGTGACGGCCCCGATCCGACGTCCTCATTGATGGTGTTGCCCTGGCGGCAACCGAGCATCTGAGGTCAGGACAGGCCCACGGGATCACCCCGGTGGTGTGACCGAACCCCACACGGTTCGACACCTACGAGGTGACCCATGCCCGTCATCGAGCGCCCGGATATTTCGGGCACGATCCCCACGCCGGGAAGCCCTGGCATCCTGGTGCCCATCGACTACGCCCGCGAGATCATTCGCGGTGCGACAGAGGGCTCATTCGCCATGCGGAACTTCCGCGTGCAGCGGATGCCCGCCTACGCCACGGTGGTCCCCGTCCTCACCGCCCTGCCCACCGCGGACTGGGTCTCAGAGGCCCCGCTCACCGGCGCCGGCAGCGAGGTCACCAAGAAGCCGACCACCGAGCCGACCTTCCAGAACGCGGTCCTCCGCGCCGAGGAAGTGGCCGCGATCGTGGTCATCCCCGAGGCCGTCCTTTACGACGCCTCGATCGACCTGTTTGCCGAGCTTCGCCCCCTGCTCACCGACGCCCTCGGTCGGGTCGTGGACGAGGCCATCCTGTTCGGCGGCACGGCCGGGCACGCCAAGCCCGCCTCGTGGGCCAACGGCATCGTCACCCAGGCCATCGCGGCCGGCGGTCATCCCGCCGATGATCCCGACTTCCCCGGCGCGATCTCGGCGGCCATGGCGGACCTGGAAGCGGTC